ACCACAAAGAGAGTTCTTTGATAACAGCAATACTGAAATACTAGGACTATCAGCTGGTTATGGTGCGGGTAAAACTAGAGCGCTTTGTGCAGTATGTGTGAAACTAGCAGCACTTAACGTAGGATTTACAGGCGCAGTAATGGAGCCTACTGGTTCATTGATTCGAGATATTTGGCAAAATGACTTTGAACAGTTCTTGGAACATTATGAAATACCTTACTCATACAGGGCTAGTCCATTACCTGAGTACATATTGCATCTACCAGACGGAGATACAAAGATACTTTGTAGAAGCTTTGAAAACTGGTCACGCATAATCGGTTTAAATTTGGCTTTTGTGTTGGCAGATGAAATAGACACTGTAGCCCCATCTGTATGTGATAGGGCATTTCCAAAAATTCTTGGTAGGCTAAGGTCGGGTAATGTGAGACAGTTTTGTGCAGCAAGCACACCAGAGG